CTCACCTACTTCCGTTTGATTTCTTTGATTTCCTTTGAAATCGTTTGATATACCCTGTTTGAAATCCCATTTTTGTGCGTGATACCCCCGCGTCGTTCCCCTATAGGCTAATCTGTAGAGATTTTGATACCCCTACCCCCTGTATCTTCTTACACCTGTAACATCTTACACATCAGTAAGTGTATTCACGGTTGGAATTAAAACGGTCTCCATGCTCTGCATGAATCCTTGAGTGACACGACTTGCACAGCGCAATCAGATTATCTCTTTCATGTGTACCACCTTCACTCAATGGTTTCTTATGATGAACTTCCTCAGTCTCCACTAAGATTCCTTTCTCATAACAGACCTCACAGAACGGATGCAACGAAACATATTTGTCACGAATCCTTTTCCATGCTCTGCCATATCTTCTCTTGCTGGATTTATTACGGTCATACTTCTCGTAATTCTGGTTCATCAGTTTCTCATGCGATTCACAATATCTTCTGTCCGTAAGTTCCGGACAGCCGGGATAAGAACAGGGATGCTTTGGTTTTCTTGGCATATATTCCACCTCATTTTCTGCATAGAAAAAGCCCAGTAAGATTTCTCCTACCAGGCTCTCCGTCACATTCTTTTGACAATACCATATTAACACATTTGCTTGTGCCATGTTGGGACATTGTGTGCCAACTTTAATTTTTTTGAGGAACTTCAAAATTCTTTAAAGCAGAAGCATGGATTCTATGAACTGTTCTATACGAAACTGCCAGTGCCTGAGAAATATCAATCCATTCCATACCATCAAGGTATCTGTATTTTAAAAGCAAACTCTCTGCAGGCTTCTCCAATTTATTGATGGCTTCTCCTATCTCCACTTTCAAATCCACCAGCCTGTCTATCTCCTGATTGATACGGTCTTCCAAAAGCATAATCTTTTCAATAGTTTTTACAAAAGGAGCTTCAATATTTCTGTTCCCACTGCTTCCAATGCGTTCTCCATATGTCATTCCCTGAACAACTCCACGCATACTTTTTAAGGATTCCAGTTCTCGTATCTGGGAGTTGATTTGGGCATCCAATAAATATGCCTGTCTTAAATATTCTTTCGATGTCATGCTTACCTTCCCCCTTTCTCAATCTCATCACGGAGCTTACGGATTAAAAATTCGCCATCCACATTGGTTAACGTCTGATACCACTGGGAACGAAAAAATCTCTCCACAGATAATGCTTCATCTATGGCATCCCGATTCTTAGGATTGTGTTTTATTTTCTTTAATGCCGCACGATAGTCCTCACAAGCCTTCACGATGATGGCATTCGCCAAATTCTCATATGGGTTTCCAACTGTTTTAGCCATATCCATTCACCTCAGCTTTCACAGCATCTATCAGTGCTGACTGTGTATTATTTTTCTGCTCCAGTGCCTTCATCACATTCTCATCCATGGTATCCTTTGTGATGATGTGATGAATGACCACGGTTTCATTCTGTCCCTGTCTCCAGAGTCTGGCATTGGTCTGCTGATACAATTCCAAACTCCATGTAAGCCCGAACCAAATCAGAGTCGAACCACCGCTTTGCAGATTCAAACCATGCCCTGCAGAAGCCGGATGTATGACTGCAACCGGAATATCTCCATTGTTCCAATCTTTAATATCCTTGGAGGACTTAATCTCTCTGACAGAAAATCTGCTTTTTATCCTGTCTAAGTCATGCTGGAACCAATAGGCAATCAATACCGGTTTTCCATTTGCACCTTCTATCAAATCTTCCAGTGCATCCAGTTTTCTGTCATGGATATGAACCACTTCTTTTTCATCTCCATAAACAGCACCATTGGACATCTGCAAAAGTTTCCCGGAAAGAGCAGCGGCATTCGCGGCATCAATCTCCTTCCCATCCAAGGCAAGTACCATTTCAGCCTTTAAGCTGTCATATAATTTTCTTTCCTTTTCCGACAGTTCCACTTTCACTTCGTTCATAATGCACTCAGGCATTTTCAGATAATCTGCTGACTTCATGGAAATGGTAATATCGGAAATCAGTTTATAAATAGCTTCCTCTGCTCCCGGTCTTGGCTTATAGGAGAAAATCATCTGCTGATTTCTCTTATCCGGAACAAAGAATGCATTTCTGTATCCGGTAATAAATCTTCCAAGTCTCTCTCCCATGTCAAGCAGTCGAAACTCTGCCCACAAATCCATTAAGCCGTTGGAGCTTGGAGTTCCCGTAAGGCCAACTATCCTTTTTACTTTTGGTCTTACTTTCAGTAAGCTCTTGAATCGTTTTGCTGAATTGGATTTAAAAGACGAAAGCTCATCAATGACAACCATATCGAAATCAAAGGGAATGCCGCTTTTTGTAATCAGCCAGTCTACATTCTCCCTGTTAATCAGATAGATATGTGCCGGCTTATTCAGTGCCGCAATCCTTTCACTTTCCGTTCCAATCGCAACGGAATAGGTCAGCCCTTTTAAGTGGTCCCATTTTTCAATCTCTGCCGGCCAGGTATCCCTTGCCACACGAAGAGGACCAATCACCAACACGCTTTCCACCTCAAAGCGATTTAACATCAATTCATAAATTGCAGTCAGCGTGATCACGCTCTTTCCAAGTCCCATTTCCAAAAGGACTGCTGCCACAGGATGTTTCAATATAAAATTTGTTGCATATTTCTGATATTCATGAGGCTGATACTGCATCTATCACACCTCCAATCCCATCCTTGTTATCAATCACAAAGCACATAAAACCCAGTGCCGATAACTGTTTCATTCTTTTTATCTGTAATGCTCTTGGTTTTTTCCCAGGAGCCTTTAATTCGATAAAGGCAATCTTCCCACCGGGAAGCAGCATCAATCTGTCCGGGACTCCTGCGAATCCGGGACAGGTGAACTTAAGACATCTTCCGCCAGCGTTCTTTACTGCTTTTACCAAAGCTTCTTCTATTGTCTTTTCTCTCATTTTCCACGCACCTCCATCACGCTTTTGAATCAGGTGCAAGGTAATGAACGCCATTTCCTATACTTTTTTATATATTTAATTTTTTTAATCCTATAAAAAAGTTATATAAATGACCTACTCAGCCCTGCACCTTTAGAATCACTCTTAATCTGAGAACTCTGATTTCAGTCTTAAGCCTTTCACAACAACGCCTTTATTGGTTCTTTTACGGGTAAACTCTTCTCCGTCCAAGGCAGTATAGAAGTCTGCCGTACTTCTAATGAACTCGCCCACACGGATACAGAATGCACGGTATTCGTTGTAGACCTCCCCGGATTTTGCCGTATAACTTTCATCAATCTCACAGCATTCATCCAAGAAATGCTGCATCCAGTCATTGTTGTCACGGTATGCGGCAATGGCTTCCTTCACCTTTTCCGGAGCCTCAATATGGAACTGCTTGGCAATCACCTTTCTGGCTCCTTCCATAATCCAGCTAAGAATCGCACCACCTGCATTCTCATACAGATAATCCGCATAATTCTTGATGTCGGAATTGCCCTCAATCTTGGCATTGAACGGAATCACAATCAGTCTTCGCCAGGTACCTTTGTCAATGGCACCCACCTTTGGAAGATGATTGGTATAAAGGACCAGCGTATGTGTCGGTGTATAGGAAAACGGGTCTTTGTATTTCTTTTCAGCGTAAATCTCATCCGTAGAGCAGAGTTGTTTTACGTTGGATGTGTTCAGTCGCATTCCTTCTTCCAATTCTGCAGCAATCAGGAGTCTCTTTCCTTTTGCTTCTGCCAGTTCCGGTTTCACATTTCTTCTGCACCCAACAGTCAGCATATCCGCAGAAATATTTCCGCTGTAACTTCCAAGCACACGGGATACCACATTCCAAAAAGTTGATTTACCGTTACGCCCTTCTCCGTATGCGATAATCAGAGCTTCCACATATACCTTTCCAACGGATGCAAGACCTACGATTTTCTGCACGTATTCAATCAAATCCTTATCCTTCTGGAAGAACGTATCCAAAGCACTTTCCCAGAGTTCCTTGCCCTCTGTTCCCGGAGCAACACCCGTCTGTTTTGTAATAAAATGCAGCGGATCATGCACCATTGCCTCTGCTCCGCCTTTTCTTAAATCGTAGGTCGCATCCGGCGTATTTAAGAAAAACTCATCTGCATCCAGTAACTGCTGGGAGATTTCCAGCATTGGTCTTGCTTCCTTTAAAGTTGCCGTGATGTTTTTTGTATCCCTGCGCTTGATGACATATTTCTTGTACTCAACCGCCTGGGTATATCTTTCATAAGAATGTGCCTGTTCTTTATTGAAACTCTCTGCCGCCTTCTTAGGTCCCAATGCAGCAAGTAATGCCATGGCTCCGTTTTTCACCATTACATCCATTGCCTTTTTCAGCTCTGCTTCCACTTCTGCAAGCTGTCTGTCCGTCAGTTCCTGAGAAATTCCCTGAGACTTCGGCTTGGACTCTTCCCAGAAGCTACCGTTATAAACCATGTAATCTGTGGATGGAGAATAGCGAAGTTTATCCATATATTCCTGTGCAAGAACCGTGGCCTGACCTACATCCGAGAAATCTTCCGGTCTTAACACACATCCGCTGTTATACTGTTCCGGCGGAATATAGCCGTCCTGCTTGGAAACCTTATTACCAAATCTCTTGGCACTGTTCCAGATTCTCTCTAATTCCTCATCCGGCAAAGGCGGATTGCATTTGGTCGCAGTTTTTAAGAACAGTTCATAAGCAGACTGGGTATCTCCATATCGTTTGATGAGCTTCCCGGCCACATGGCTCATTGTCGTATTGCGACTACCTTCTCCTATCTGTTCCAGTGATTCTTCCCATTTTGCAAAATCATCTTCTTCCAGAATTTCTAAAATGGTACTGTCACCCTCATACACTTCCACCTGCGGATTCTCCACACCGAAGAAGAATCTGGCTCCATCCAATGCATTGCTGTCAAAGAACGGATATGCCTGATAAAACTTTTTCTTAAACTCCGAATAGGCTTTTACATCGACAAATTTCGACACAGGAAAATAGGCATGAAACTTAGGTCTTGCCGCAGCACCATTCTTTTCTTTCATGTGATTTCTACTGAATACTGCAATGAACGATACTCCCGGAAATTCCATTGCCACATCAAATGGTGTTACCCAGTCTTCTTCCTTCTCCGAATGGGTGTTATCAAAATCCAGCATCAGGCAGTCACTTTCCAAGAAAGTATCGTTACTGCGTTTGTTGTCCTTGTAGAGTGCTCCCACATGATCAAAAGAAGCAGCTGCCTTCATGCTGTCTGCATCGGTAACTACTACCCTTTTGGGATAAATAATGTTGGATGCTCTGCCAATATCCAATGATGTAAATAAACTAAACTCCATACTCTCCTACCTCCTCCA